GCGCCGGGAGCTGTGCGGTGTGCGGCGTCTCCGGCAGCGCGGCGTTATACAGCACAGGCACAAGCTGCGCGTTGAAGACGACGGGCATGGCTGCCACCGCGTCCAGGATACTGGCAAGGCTCATCTCACCCTCCGTCGATACGGATCGAGCATCAGCACGATGTCGTCGGGCAGGCGACCCGGCAGCAGCGTATGTCCGTCGGGCGTGACGAGCGGGCGGTCGATCTCGCCCGCGTTGTCGCGCTGGCGATAGAGATATGCCGCCAGCCGAATGCACGCCTGCTGAATATCGGCGGGCGCGCTGACGCTGTACGCCCAGCGCCCGGTGATGCTGATGGCATCCTCCGGGCTGTTGGTGTACGTCCACGTCAGCCCTGTAGCGATGCGCAGGCGCAGCCCGTAATAGGGCGGCGTGCGCGGCTCCGGCACATAGGCGTTCGGCGCGACCACGACACCCGCATTGCTCACGCTGGTGATCTGCGCGAGGTCTGCGTCGATGTAGAGCGTGCGGCGGTCGTCGCTCACGTCGCGCAGTGCGTCGAGAGTCCGTGTGCTGTCTGCCGCCGCCTCGAACGCCCGCCCGCAGTAGGCGTCGATGATCGCCACCGCCCGCGCGATCAGATCGGTCAACAGGGCGTCGTCGGTCGCCGTCGCGATGGCGAGATAAGTTTTGAGAGACGAAAGTGTCGTGTACATCGAAATCTCCTCGTTCAGTGCGAGGTGCGTAGTGCGCGGTGCGAACGAACAAAACCTTGGGTGGATGCAGGGCGATATGTGTTTGTTCGCACTCCGCACCTCGCACTACGCACACGAGGGCAGGACGTGTCCTGCCCCTACCGGATTTCGACGACGCCTGCGATGTCGAACTCGCCCGCCTCGCTTGCCCGCAGCCCGTCGCCGAGCGCGATGACGCCGACGATGCTGGCGGCAGTGCCGACGGTCAGGCTGCCCTTGATGTAGCGCCAGCCCTGCGCCGCTACCTGCTCGGCGCTGACTTCCAGCAGCGCCAGCTTGTTATCGCCGGTCGCCTTGACGATCTGCGTGATGCTGCGCCCGGTCACGTCGGCGTATGCCCCACCGCTGGTCGTGCTGCCAGTGACCTTGAAATCGACCGTCGCGGACGCGCCCAGCACGCCCGTCTGGACGATGAAGGCGACGCGGCGCACGTTCGCCATGTCGATGGCGGCGGTGAGCTGCGTGCCTGCGGAATAGGACGCGGGCGAGATCTGCCCGACGATGGGTAGGCGTTCGCCCATCTTCTCTGTCGCGAAACTCATGTCCGGGACTCCTTAGTTCGTGAACACCACAAACGGCGACATCTCGTAGGGCGTACTGGCGTTCTGCGGGTCCGCCAGCGTGATCTTGCCCTTGACCCAGGGCTGACCATCGCAGCGCATGCCGAAGCGCCAGGTGTCCTTGCCCTCGGTGAAGGCGGCGTGTTCGCTGAACTCGATGTACAGCCCACCCCGCTCGAAAAGCACGTACCCGCCCATATCCGCCAGCACGACGCTGTCGGTGTTGTCGGTCTGCGGCAGATGCTCGCTGACGACCAGCGGGTAGCCCAGCAGCGTCCCGCCGACCGGGGCGCTCAGGTTCGCCATCCACACCGACCCGCCGCTGCCGTTCTGCATGATGGCAATGTCGTTGATGACGCTGGGGTGATAGACCCAGATTGGCGCGCCGCCGACCGCCTTCATGCGCGCGACCATCTTGACCGCATCGCCATAGGCGAAGGTGTTGGCTGCCGCCGCCGCAACGTTGACGCGCGACGGGGCATTCAGGATGCCCAGCGGTTCGCCGACACCGTTCCCGCGCAGCACAAGCTGCTCCAGCTTGGAGCCGACGGCGATGCTGATGACATTGCGCAGAAACGCCTCGATGCCCGCAGGCGTATCGGCGCGCAGCTCCTTCGTCACCTTGATCATGCCGCTCGCCACATCCGCGACGCGGTAGCGGATGACCTCGAATTCCGGGTTGGTCTCGCTGTACGACGCACCCTCGGCGCGCTTGATCGCCTTCGCCTTGCCCGCCGCCGACGTTTCGCCGCTGCCCGCGCCGGGCACGAAGTACTGATCGAGCGCCGGGTATTCGCCCGCCGGGGTGTTGACCGGGATGCGCTTGACGCGCGCCAGCACCGCCGACTGCTCCGCCGCGAGCTGCATGAGCTGGGCGCTGTACTCGGTCGGCACAGTGTAGCCGCCCAGCGCGCCCGTCTGCCCATCCATCGTGGTCTTCAGGCTGCCGTAGACGACGGCGAGGCGCTTCTCGTCGCCGCGCATGATCGACAGCAGGTAATCGCCGAGCGACTTGATGTGCTTATCGGCACCCCCGCCATCGACCGTGAAATAGCCCGCGCTCTTGATCGCCGGGGAGTCCTGCATCAACTGCAAGACCTGCTGCATCTGCGCGCTCACGGCGTCCAACTGCGCGCGCAGCCCTTCGTATTCCTGCGTGTGTTCCATTGCATCCTCCATCTTTAATGATTTCAACGCCACGACCCGCGCGCGCGGCTCCGCCGGGGTGGGGGTGAGCGACGCTTCGGCAATCGCCCACTTGTGCACGCGCTGCGATTTGCCGACGCGCTGCCGCTCGACGAGATGTGCCGCCGCGCCCGACGACCAGCCGAGCGCGCCCGCTTGCGCCAGGTCGTAGAGCGCGCGCTCGTATTCATCGCGTAGATCGAGCTGCGCCTCGATCCACACGCCGAGCGCATCGCGCCGCAGCGTGGCGCGCCCGATGCGGCGCTTCTTCAGCGCGCCGTCCAACCCATGCAGGTAGTAGACGGGGCGCGAGTCGCCATCTTCAAAATCGAACGCCGTCTCTGGCGTGAAGAAATCGCCCTCGATGTCCGGCGTGGCAGGGTCGCCATAGACGATCAGATGCCCGCCGAGCCGCCCGTCGCCCAGCGTCTTGATCGCGCCGCCGAAGGCGACAAGGGTGTCGTCGTGAAAAAAGGTGTTCTGCAAGATGTGCCTCCGTCGTAAGAGCGATGCCGTGTCATCGCCCGTTGTATTGCCTGACATCGTTTTGGATTACGATTCAAACCCCAGCGCCGCCCGCACCTCGTCGCGCGTGATGATGCCGGCTTTGTAGAGTGAGAGCGTACGCGCCGTCTTCTCCGCCTCGCGCGTCTGGTAGACGGGCAGCAGTTCGGGTTTGAACTTCAGCCGCACGTCGTAACGGGCGAAGACGCTCTCGTTGAGCGCCGCCTCGATCAGCCGCGCCTGTGGGATGACCGTCGTGTCATAGAACGTCAGTACATCCTGCTGCGCCGTCGCGTAGTTCGCAGCGCTGCTGAAAAGCAGCGAATGCGGCACGCCGAGCGCCGTCGCGATCTCCTCGCGCTTGCTGGTTGTCAGCTCGACCATCGCCAGATCCGTCAGCTTGACCATGCCGAGCGGCTCGACGCGGATGCCCGCCCGCAGCGCAATCGTGCGGAAGGCGTTGCGGATGCCCGCGAACGACCGCTCGACCCAGCTTTCCAACTTCTCCAGCTCCTGGCTCGGTGGCATACCCTCGACGGTGATGATGGTCGGCGCGAGCACGCCCTGCGCATACATCTGGTCGATCAGCGCGTTCGCGCCGCGCACCACACCCGCCGCCGCCAGCGCCGCCTGTGCTGGGGCGAACCCTGCGCCGATCTCCGCCTCGCGCACGGGCATCCAGATCGCGCACACCTCGTCCGGCGATAGGCGTTCGCCACCGCGTTCGTAAGCGATCACGCCGCGCCCATCGTCGAACACAGGCGTGATCGTGCGCGGGTGGATCGGGCGGATGCTGCGGACGCGGCGGGCGGCATTCATCCCCTTATAGAGGTACGCCGCGCCGTACAGCGTCAGCCAGCCTTCGATCTGGTTGAGCATCTCCGGCATTCGGTTGATCTCGAACGGCAGGCGCGGCGGCTCGTTCGTCTCGCGTCCATCGACCACCCACGAGTACGGCAGCGCGGAGAGCGCCGCCGCCCGCTGCTCGACCGCGCGATACAGCCACGCCGCCGACTTGTAGAGCGCGATCACGTCGTTCGGCGCAGCGACGCCGCCACGCACGAGCTGCCACGCCTCCGGCGGCAGCCCGTCGAGCGAGACACTCTTGAGCGCGCCCTCGCCCCCATAGAGCAGATAAGTTCCTGGCATCCTTTACCCTCCAGACACAAACAGCCCGCCGCCTGCGCCATGCCACGCCAGCGCCAACGCGATCACGCAGTCGTCGTGTTCGCCGCGCGGCGCGCCCAACTGCCATGTACCCGTCGGCGTCTGCTCACTGGTGAAGACAGTCATCTCGTGGCGCTGGACAGGATCATCGAGCAATCGCAAGCCGCCCTCTTCCAGCGCCAGCCGCAGTTCCGCCATCGCGCCCGTCTTGCTGGCGTGCGTGGTCATGAAGCCATAGATCGCCGTCTCGATTCCTGCATCGCGCAGTTCGCCATACAGCGCCTCGATATTGGTGTCACCCATGCTGTTGCGCTCGGCGACCAGCGTCGCGATCCCCCACTTGCGGCACAGATCGACCACCTGCGCACGGATCGCCGCCCAGGGCTGGCGATTGACGCGCAGCAGCACCACCTGCTGGCGGGTCGTCGTGTCGATGACGGCGCAGACGGTGTAGTCGTTCGCCTGACCGAAGTCCAACCCCGCGACGTAGCGATGCCCGTCCTGCGGGGTCGCCTCGCGCGCCGCTGTGAACAGCTCACCGGACAAGCGAAAGTAGCCCACGCCGCTGGCAATGAAGGCGCTGTACGGGTCTTCCGGGTATTCCTGCGCGAACAGTTCACCCAGCTCGCGCATCTTCATCCGCCGCCAGGCGATCTGCGCCATATCCAAGTGATGTGCTTCGATCAGACGGGCTTCGTCTGTAGAGAGTGCTGAGTACTGAGTGCTGAGTACTGAGTCGGGAAGGGAGAGCGGCGTATCTATAGTGACGTCTGGACTCAGTACTCGCTCCTCAGTACTCAGTACTTCCAGCCGATAGCCTGGGTCGATCCACCACGGGAAGAAGTGCAGCTTCCAGGTCGGGTCGCCGTCGAGCGCCTTCATGCACTGCTCGTAGAACCATCCCTGCTGCCCGTTCGGCGTGCTCTCCAGCAGGATTTTCCCCTCGGTCGGCACGCCCTGCATCAAGCCCGCCAGCAGCGCCGCGCCATCCTTCCAGAATGCCACTTCGCTGCCATGCACATGCGAATATGTCCCGCCGCGCCCCGCGCTGCGATTGCCCGCCGTCGCAATATAGACGGTGCTGCGCGTGGCGGGGTAGGTCGTCTTCGAGGCGTTGTTGATGCTGCGCTTGGGACGGGCATCTTCCGGCAGTTCGTCGTAAAAGAACTGTGCCATCTCGCGCAGCTTGTCGGTCGTCGCCGCGTCGTGCGCCAATGTGCCGATGCGCGCCGTCGTCGTGATCGCCGTCAAGAACAAATGCGCCTGGATGGCGGTGCTGATGCCGAGCTGCCGCGCCTTGAGCACCAGGTCGCGCCCGCTCAGGTGATCGAGCAGATGGCGCTGCGCCGGGTTGAGCATCAGCGGCACGATCTGGTGCTGCTTATTGAGGATGCGGAGGTCGTCGTAAGGGAGCGTGCAGGCGGGGCGTGAGGTGAAATCGGCTGTGATCGGCATGAGATCGTCCGCGTGCTTCCATCGCGCCTCCGCATTGCGTAACGGAATAAAAACAAAAAGCACGCTTGTTCGCGTGCCACAATTTCATTATAAAAGATATGTCAAGCGATCTTGTAATGTTGTGTAATGTTATGGGTTTTGCGCGCACACACGGGTCGC